TCAGGAGATGGGAACTCAGGAAATAGGAACTCAGGAGATAGGAACTCAGGAAATAGGAACTCAGGATATGGGAACTCAGGAAATTGGAACTCAGGATATTGGAACTCAGGATATGGGAACTCAGGAGATAGGAACTCAGGCATATTCAACACCAATGAACCTAAAATGAGGGCGTTTAATAAAGAAACGGACGTGACCTATGCAGAGTTTAGAGATAAGTTTGGCTATAACGACATTGACCTTCCTTTAACTGTTTGGATTAGTGCAAAAGACATGACTGACCAAGAAAAGAAAGACCATGATGGCTGGGAGACAACCGAAGGATATTTAAAAACTCTATCTTACAAGGAAGCGTGGCAAGAAGGATGGAAGAACGCAACCCAAGAACAAAAAGATTGGTATAAGAGTTTCCCAAACTTTGACGCAGAGATTTTCTTAGAGATTACTGGGATAGACGTTAGAGAACCAAATCTATCTGGTAAAAAGGTCAAGATAAAGATTGGTGGCGGGCAAATCATTGAGGGAACAATTGTAGCCGACTGCCCTGAATGTGGCTTAGACATCTACGGAAACCACAAAGATAGTTGTATTAAGTGCGAATAAATAATATGAAAAGAGAAATAAGAAAATTTGAAACAGGAGCAACGAGAGATAGCTCAGATGACAAAATAGATTTTGAGGGTTTCCTATCCCCGATTGTTTTACAGAGGTTCGGAGAATATATGATGAAGCACAGGGTTCAGGCAGACGGCAATTTGCGGGACTCGGATAATTGGCAGCGTGGGATGAGCAGGGAGTGCTATATCAAATCAGGGCTTAGACATTTCCACGATTGGTGGTTAGAGCATAGAGGACACAAGAGCCGAGAAGGGCTGGAAGATGCTTTATGTGGACTCCTGTTTAATGTTCAGGGCTATCTGTTTGAAGTTTTAAAGAACAAAGATGATGATGGGGAAGTCTGGGAAGGATTAAGCCCAGAGGATTACAAGAAGCTAGATAAGTTTATTGAAGATAAAAGATATGACACAAAACGAAAAAGAATATCATAGGAAAGAAGAAGAATTGCGTTGGCTATTAGTAGACCTCGACAATACAATAGCCCATTCTAGTTACCCAGATTTTAAATTACAAAACCCGATAGAGGGTGCTAAGAAGTTTTTAGATAAATTAGTAACAGACGGGTGGAAAATAATCATCTACACCGCAAGATCTTGGACAGAATACGAACTCATAGAGGCTTGGCTAGACAAGAACGAGATGCCATTCCGTAGGATAGTGTGTGGTAAGCCATTAGGCAGGTTCAGCATTGACGACCGCAATTTGGAATTTAATGGAAGTTGGGAACAAGCATATAATAGATTACAAGAGGCTATTAAAAATTAGAATTATTGGTTCGACATTAAAAAGCAATTAGAATATGGTTAAAGAAATAAGCAGAGAACAATTGGTCGATAAAATTGAGGATGCAATAGAGCAGTATTGTTGGCATAGTAATTCTGGAAATGGAGACGGATACGATAGAGAGATGTGGAGAATGGATGACGGAATAAGAGAAAAGATCAACAACCTGCTAAGCATTATCTTTCCCAAGAGACAATAATTCAATCATGACAAAACAATTAGAATTTTCGCAGGCAATAAATGAGGTTATAGATGGTAAAAGAATTACCAGAATTGCTTGGCACAATAACGCCATCTTTGGGGAACTAAAAGGTGGTTTTTTAATGTTGCACAAGGACAACGAGTATAAGCATTGGGTTATTAGTGATGGAGATTTGCTTGGGATGGATTGGGTAGTGGTTGAGGAAGCTGGCAAGTAGGTTAACAATCGGGATCGTTACGGTAGACGGATTGGCGTGGAGGCTAGACTCTGTGAGGCTATCTCGAGATAAAGTAGAATTTCTAGTAGTGGATACATTGTATCGGCAAGGACTAGAAACTTTTATATAATTATATTAAGCCCAAGTGGCTGATCCGCATGTGAGGTTCGACTCCTCACCGATTCCACAAATCAATAAAGGAGGTCGCCAATGACCGTTCTAAAGCTGTTGCTGTATTTTTTAGCAGGAGCTGGCGAATGGTCGCTGGCAACTTTCCGAGGGTGGTATATCGCTAAGGGCAAAGCTGGTAGAGTAGCAATCATTGTGTTCATCGAGGAGTTGTTCATGGTAGGCGGAACTGCTTATGTCGTGAACAATCCAGACGAATGGTTTTTACTCTTATCAGGTGCTTTGGGCGGAGCAATCGGGTCATATTTTTCTCTAAGGAGAGCAGGAGGTAAGCGTGGGAAGAATTATCCCGATGCTTGACAGAGGCGAGGGGGAGATCCTAGAAGATTTCTTCCTAAGGGTACGAGATATGGGAGAACTGCTGGAACACGAACTGATTTGCCAGTTATCGGTTTCGTTTCTGCACGACCCAGAAGGAAAGACGATTGCGACAGCGGTATTTAAAGGCAATACCCTGTTCAACCTCTAAGGAGAACAGCATGAAACAGCACATTCAGACGACCGTTGTGTTGCCCGATATTCACTATCCGCAACACGACGAGGCTTCAGTCAGTGCAGTGATGAAGTTCATTGAGTGGCAGAAACCCAACAGAATCGTTCTACTGGGCGACGCTATGAACATGGACGCAGTCAACCACTGGAGGAAGGAGAAAGGCAATCTCAAGGCGTTCGAGAACAAGAGGCTCAAAGAGGACTACGAGGAGTTTGACTCCAACATCCTCAAGCCCTTGGAGAAGTTGTCCCCTCATGCAGAGAAAATCTACATGGGCGGGAATCATGAAGATTGGGCGAATGTCGTAACTGACCAATCCCCCAACCTGACTGGACTTGTCGAGCCTGAGATTTGCCTGAACCTTAAGAAGCGAGGGTGGAAGTGGATTCCCTATATCCTACAAGAGAAGGGAACCTACTCCAGAGGCAAGCTGATTATCGGCAAGTTGCTCTTAGTGCATGGACACTATGTGAATATGTATCACGCAGCTAAAACTGCAAACGCATATTCCATGTCCTGCATTTACGGGCATACCCATGACATTCAGCTTCACACCAAGGTTACCGTTGATGATCCGAGAGGTTATCATACGGCTCAATCCATTGGTTGCCTCTGCAACCTTGCCCCCGACTACATGAAGGGACAGATGAACAGGTGGGTTCACGCTTTCGCAGTTATCTACACACTGCCCAGCGGACACTTCACCCTCTATGTTCCCATCATCATCAAGGGCAAGTTCACTTTCGCAGGCAAGGTGTTCGACGGCAACAAGTAACGGAGGCGATGCTTGAAAAGAAGGAAGCTGAAACGCCACCAACTTTCAAGACATCACGTAATTCCTCGCAGCGTTGGAGGCTCAAACCACCCGAGTAACATCAAGTGGGTTGACGCCAAAAAGCACGAGGCTTGGCACACTCTGTTTTGGAATCTAACCCCAGAACAGGCCATCGAGGAAATCCGCAAAAACTGGTCGAGGGGAGATTAACCCACGAGGAGAAGCGAAAACGATTGCTTCTTTCTCCCCTCATTTTATTAAGAAAGGATAAATAAATATGACAAAAAAAGAAATAGACGAAAGATACATTGAAGATGAAATGGGGAGCACGGAAGAAGATAGAGAATATTTTGAAGAACGTTCTAAAACGAAGAAATATCAAATAATATATGCTGACCCGCCGTGGAGTTATTACAACGATAGCAACGCTAAACCCGATTGCACAACCGTAAAGGGTATGAGGCGACCTCCATATTCTGTGATGAGCTCAAAAGCAATAACGGAATTACCTGTTAGAAATATATCTGCCGAAAATTGTATATTATTTATTTGGACAACTGATTATCATTTAGAAAAGTGTTTAGAAGTAATTGGGGCTTGGGGATTTACTTATAAGACAATCGGTTTTGTTTGGAATAAAAAGTGTTGTTTTATGGGGGCATATACAATGAAAAGCGGAATAGAATTGTGTTTATTGGCAACGAAGGGAAAAGATGCACATAAATTAGTAAAGAAACACAATATCAGGAGTTTAATTGAAGAAAAAAGAACAGAACACAGTAGAAAACCTTATGGAATTAGAGAAAAGATAGTTGAATTATTAGGCGATTTACCAAAGATTGAGTTATTTGCAAGACAAAAAGTTGATGGTTGGGATGTATGGGGAAACGAAGTAGAAAGTGATATTTTATTATAACCAAAAAGAAAAGATATGTTAAAACAAACACCCCTTAAACGAGGGACTAAACAACTAAAGAGGACGGCACTTAGAAAAGTCAGCAAGATATGCCAGTAGGACAATATCAGAGAACTGAAGAACAAAAGGAATTTTGTCGCAGAATAGGGGCAGAATTGGGTGGGAAGAAGAGGGTGCTTAAGGATAAGTTGTGTTCGGTGTGTGGGAAGATTTTTAGACCAGCTAGTAGTTTGCAAAAGCACTGTTCTATGGCGTGTTCATTGAAGAACAGACCGCACAAGGGCAAGATTAGAGAATGTCCGGTGTGCCACAAGAAGTTTTATGTTATGCCGTGCTTTATAAGGACTAACAACTATTGTTCTTATGAGTGTATGGGAAAGTCTAAAATTGTTTTGGAGAGCAAGGTTAAGTTGATCTGCAAGAATTGCGGGAAGGAATATGTAACATACAGATCCCAGATAAAGTGGCGTGGTAGTGCATTTTGTTCGTGGGCGTGTTTAAAGAGATTTAGAGCAACGAAACATTTTTACATGAAAAAGAAGAAGAAAACAACTAACGCCATCATTAAGAAAGAGTTTTGGCAGATATTTAGTAAGTATATTAGGCAGAGAGATAACGGAGTGTGCATATCTTGCGGAAAGCAGGATTATTGGAGAAGGATGGATGCTGGTCATTACATTCCAAAGACGGCCGGGCTATCGTTATACTTTGACGAGAGGAACGTAAATTGTCAGTGTACGTATTGTAATCGTTGGATGCACGGCAATCTGTCTAGATACGCCATAGAGCTAAGAAAGAAGTATGGCAACGATATTCTTGAGAGGCTGGATGAACTTAGAAGAAAGACCATAAAGATAAGCACTAAAGAGTACGAGGAACTTATTGAAAAGTATAAGACGAAGATCGTTGATAGCGGATTCGTTTTAAGATAAAGGAGATAATAGAGAAATATGAACAAAACTGAATTTTTAAAAGCAATTAACAAGATAATCCCACCACTTGAGGAGCCACATCAATTTATAGTGGAGGATTTTGACGACGACATTAAGAAAGTAAGTGTTTATGCTCGTCAGCAAGGCAGGAATCAGGAAAGACGAGCAAGTTTAAAACGGGGCAGGGAGTATGCTGATAACTATGATTGGGACAAATAACTATGAAAAAGAATAGCAAAATGGTCAATAGAGAATATGTGTTTAGGCGTTATGCAGTCGTAGAGGCTTTGGTTGGAACAAAGACTGAGGCTGAAATGGTGGAGTGGTTAAAGGAAGATCAGCTTTCAAAGGGCTATGTTCCGGCGGGATTTAAGACAGAAGTCTTTGAAACGGACTCCATAGCAAATCCGCAAAAGATTATAAGAGCAACCTGCGTATCTGCTTATTTTGGGAAGAAGGCGGCAAGAGAATATTTTGATGTGGTATCGAAGATGTTGGAGGAGATGCCCGATATGTTCAAGTTCGAGCCACTAAACGACTAGCCTTGTGGATAATGGACTTGATTTCAGCTAATTTTAAAGGTATAATATAGGTAATGATCAGACCAAAAACAAAAACAACTTTTTTGTATACCCAATCTTATATTCAATAATTGAAAGATTGGTTTTTTAGTTAGGGACACATATGGAAGAAATCAAACCAAAGGGCCCGGGAGGACAACCAACTAAATACAGCGAAGAAATGATAGAGAAGACTCGAGTTTATATTGATCAATGCGAAGATGTAGTGGTTGAACTTCCTAACAAAACCAAGATGAAAGTAAATATCCCAACTATAGAAGGGCTGGCTTTTGAACTCAAAGTAAATAAGGACACAATATATGAATGGTGTAGCGTTCACCAGGAGTATTCCGATATTATTGATACATTAAGAGCAAAACAGGCAAGAGAGTTAATATCAAAGGGGCTATCCGGTGATTATAATTCTACTATTGCTAAGGTTCTATTAACAAAGCATGGCTATCGTGAAGGACAGGAGCTTTCTGGTAAAGATGGTGGCCCGGTTGAGGTCAAAGAGATAACAGGAATGAGGATAATAAAAGAAAATGTTGAATAGATGTTCTATCTGTAATAAGGAGTTTTTAACTTATCCTTCTAGAATCAAAACAGGGAGGGGGAAGTTTTGTTCTAAGGAGTGCTCCCTCCTGCATACCAATAAGATACTCGCAACCAATGGCATCAAAAATAGGTTTGTTAAGGGAAAGCCTCATCCTTGGCACAGCCACAGATCGGTTAATCATGCCGGATACATAGAGATATATTCGCCAGAACATCCTAACGGAACTAATAGGGGGTATGTAAGGGAACATAGATTGATTATGGAAAGCAACATTGGTCGATATTTAAATAAAAGCGAAGATGTGCACCACATAAATGGCGATAAGAAAGACAACAAGATAGAAAACCTTATGTTGATGAGCCATTCTGAGCATACTAGGATCAACAATCCGGTATTTGCTAGGTGGTCAAAGAAGGAGGTGGTGCCCAATGTCCTCTAACATAGAGATCGAGTTTCGCACTCGAAATCAAAAACAGCTAAGAGCTGTTGAGTATTGGCTCGACGAGAACGTCGAGGAGATACTTTATGGAGGAGCCTGATCCAAGGGAGGCGGTAAGTCCTATCTAGGGGCATCGCTTATTTTTGGAGATGCATTGATATATCCCGGCACTCATTACTTCATAGCTAGGCAGGAATTAACAGATTTGCGTAAGTATACGATCCCAACAATACACGAGGTATTCCAGAATTGGGGATTGAAGATGGATGACTATGCTAAGTTTGATGGCCAGTATAACGTTTACAATTTACATAATGGCTCTAAGGTATTTTTAATTGCGTGCAAGGATCAGCCATCTGACCCTATGTTTGAACGATTTGGTTCTATGCAGATGACCCGGGGCTGGATTGAAGAAGGTGGAGAGGTGGCGGAAGCGGCTAAAGCTAACCTTTGGCTATCAATTGGTAGGTGGAAGAATGACGTTTATAAACTAAAGAAGAAACTTTTAATAACAGCAAACCCTAAGAAGGGGTGGATGAAAAGAGATTTTGTTGATCCATTCGGGCAAGGACTATTACCAGAGAACAGAAAGTATATTCAGGCCTTTGCAACAGATAACGTTTATTTGAGCAAAGACTATCTGAAGTCTCTACAAGGCGAGAAGGACAATGTCAGAAGGCAGAGACTATGGGAAGGCAACTGGGAGTATGACGAGGACAAAGACTCAATTGTTTCATTTGATGCCCTAGAAGATGCTTTTTCAAATACAATAGTAAAAGACGGAAAGAAATATCTAGTGGTTGATGTGGCTAGATTTGGCGAGGACAGCACCGTATTCTCATTTTGGGATGGACTAGACCTTTATAATATAGTCCAGAAAACCAAGCAGGATATTCAGGAAACCATAAAACAGATCAAGGACTATGCTTCGGCAGACAGAATCTCGTATTCTTGCATAATGATTGATGAGGATGGTGTTGGCGGTGGAGTGGTAGATGGATTGTTTGGAACTAGAGGGTTCGTAGCCAATTCTTCTCCTTTACCAACGGCTGATGAGATTAGAATGAAGCAAGCCGGGATACAGAACTTCATGATACCTAAGAGAAACTTCGCAAATCTTAAGTCTCAATGTGCGTATAAGTTAGCGGAATTGATCAATGAGCATAAGATAGCGTTCTCATTATCAGGGTATAGAGATAAAATAATAGAAGAATTATCGGCACTTTTAAGGCAGAAAGATGTGGACTCTGATAATAAACTAGCAATCAAGCAGAAGGTAGAAGTCAAAGAATCGCTAGGTAGGTCTCCGGACATAGGAGATGCAATTATCATGAGAACTTG